TGTGGCTATTGTGGTGATGTCATTGATTATTGCCAAGGCCATGGTGAGGTTGAGCGTGCCGAGTTCTGGTTTGATTATGATTCGGACCAGTATGACGCTCGGCGCAGAATGTTTGAGATGGACGATGAGAAAGGAGTGCAGTGATGTTTCGGTCTAATCTTTCCAATTTGGTGGCGGATGCGTTCCGTCATGGGGAGGCGTCTGCTAGTGATCGGAAGTGGCAGGCGTTTCACTTTGTGGGTGCGGGGTTTCCCGTTCGGGTGTCCCGCCATTACAATGTGAATCCTGAGAAGAAGGCACTTTTCCCGTGGGGTGCTGTGGGTGTGTGGCATTACAGCACGCACATGTTCAATGTGACTCGTGATGGGCAAGTCATTCCGGTGAATCCGGGGTGGGGGTCTATGACGGATCGGGCGGGTGTGCGTCGGATCACTGACGGCTGGGGTTGCAGTGTTGGGTATCGTGAATTGTATGGGGAGGCGTCGTGAGTGTGGATGTGACGTTTAATGGTGCACCGTTGGATGAGGCGACGGGTGTTACGTTGACTCATATCAAAAACATTCCTGCTGTGCAGGTGCGTAATGTGCGGGTGTCTGCGTCGGGGGCGGCTCCGCCGCGTAGGCGTTCGTCGCGGGTGTCTGTTGATTGGGATGTTGACCAGTTGGCGGCGTGGCTTGTTAGGGAAGGCGAGAAGGAGAGGAGACTACAGAAATGACGAAGTTGCAGGTTTATGTTGGACCGCAGAGTGATCCGTTTGGTGTTGCTATTACTGACTGGTCTACTCCGTGGGCTACTGTTCAGTTTGATCCGAGGACGGGTACTACTAAGAAGGTTCCTCATGTTGGGGTGTCTCAGCCTGTGCTGATTCGGTTGAAGAAGAAGTATCGGGGTTGCTAGCGTTATGTTGGAACATAACGAGAAGGGAGTGCTGTGATGGTTGACTATATGGCGCCGAAGTTCGGTGGTATCGGACCTCGTTGTCTTCGATGTGATCGTGGTGGCGAGTGGACTGATCCGTTCTGGCGTGTCGTCCCTTTGACGGCGGGGTTTCGGTTCGGCCAGATTTGCCACTGGTGCGATCATTTGCCGAATCCGGGGGTGGAGTTTGATAGCGAGGGTCGTTTCATAGGTCTTTCATAGGTCTGCTGTGATGCAGAGAAATGCCGGATGCTGTTTGGTGTCTGGTTCGTTTAGGTGAAGGAGAATGGTTATGACTGGTACAACGATTGATGAGAGGAACGGTGCTCTGTTTTATCAGATTGCCGACATTTTGGAGTTCATGCCTCAGGCGTACGATCAGGAAACGTGGGGTACGTTCAACGAGGACACTCTCGTTGAGGCAGACTTTGCTGCTTTTGCTGAACGGTGGGAGTGACTGTCGCGCAGGCAGAGCGTCTCCCTACTGACGATAAGCGTTGGTTGGAGGTTAAGGAGTGCAATACGCAGAAGTGTGTTGCTGGGCATGCCGCTGCGTTGTCTGGTTGGCATCCTGTGGTGGCCTACAACGGTGAGACGTTGAATTGGGGTGAGGTGGCGCGTGAGCCGTTGACTTCCTGTGTCGATGATTCAACTATGTCTGTTGATGTGGTTGCGAGGCGCGAGTTGGGTGTGAATGAGGAGGAGGCTGAGCGTTTGTTTGCGTCTGTGAATGTGTGGACGCCGAAGGATTTGCGCGAGTTTGCGGTTGGTCGGCCCATCGTGACTCCTTGTTGGGATGATGATGACGATGAGTAGCCGTACCAATATGGGGCATCAGTGGAATGCGACGCATGACAGTGAGCGGGTGGAGTGCATGTTTTGTTTGTGTTCGCCGTTGTCTAGTCGTGCGAAGGCTGTTTGTCCTGAGTTTCCGTATCCTGATGAGGAGGGGAGTGGTGGTGAGTCCCAAAAATAGGCGGTATCGGGTGTTGGAGGCTGCGCCGGGTGCTTCGCGGCGTACCAAAAACTATTTGCGTCGTCGCGATGTTGAGGTTGTGCAGTATCGTGGTGATCGTTTGTTGGTGGGTGAGTGGGATGATGGTCGGGTGCATCCGTTGGCGTGGTTGCCGAAAAGTGAAGTGATTGTGTCGAAGGCGAAGAAGGGAAAACAGTGATGCGTGGTTTTGGAGATATGTTGGATGCTTATTTGGAACCGCCAAATGAGTGTGAACATGACGTAGATGAGTTGTGTCGGAAGTGTGACCCTGAGGGTTTCGCTGAGTACATGGCTGATCGTCGTTATGGTGAGAGAAAGGATGAAAGGTAATGCCTGATATGACGCCGCAAGGTATCGAAACAACATTGACCCGTGAGGAATTGCTACAGGCTCGGGATGAGGATGCGCGACGTATCCGTATGCGTGACCCGAAGGGTCGGAAGCAGGCGGTGACTGCCCGTTGCATGGAGTGTAAGATTATTCGTGGGCCGGTGGTGGTGGATCGTGCTGCGTGGGAAATGTATGTGTGTGAGCGTGGGAAGTTGTTGATACAGGAAGCGTTCCCTACACTGTCTACCAATGAGCGTGAGGTGCTGCGTGGTGCACGAACTAACGTGTATCTGTGTCCGAAGTGTTTTCGTTCTACAGAAGGTGAGGAAGAATAGTGTATGAATACACGACGGTTGCTGCCGCATTCTGTTTGGGTGTTGCGTTCACGATGCTGTTTGTCATCGTGTGCGAGAAGTACGGTGCGGTGAAGGAGGAACGTGACGACACTGTAGACTATTTGGCTGGTGCGTGGGAGACGAAGGAGTTTGAACACCGTTACGTTCGACACACCGTTATGTTACAACATAACGATGGCACACTAGAAAGCAGTGATGTTTATACCTGTTTCTGGTGTGAAGAATCGCCTGACGAGTCTACGGATTCGTTGTGTGAACGTCGCCAAGAGGCGGCGTACTATAATGAAAAACCATATTAGAAAGGTACATGATATGACTATCAGTCATCAGGTAGCGTGCTGGTCCGTGAAGGACATAGCAAACTATTACAATGTGACCAAAAGCAACGTGTACGCGGTTTGGAAAAAGGATTCAGATTTTCCTGAACCGCACATGTGGGTATCTGCCCCGACGGATACCCACTGGGGACGGACTCGTTCGTACCCGGTGTATGCCATGTGGAAGGTGCAGTTGTGGTATCACGAATGGAACGCCAACAGGGCTGTTCGTAGGAGTGAGGCCATGAAGGCAGCGTGGGAGACGAGGCGCCGCAACAGGGCGCAGTCTCCGCTTCTGCAAGATCATGCCAATGTGGAGTCGGCAGCGTTGTCTGCCGGGTTGGAGACGATGGCGTGGGCGTTGGACCGGATTGGTGCATCGTCCTATGTCAGCGGCGATTGGCGTGTAAGTAAAGTAACGACTAGATAGGAGAAAAATATGACAGTAGAAACGTTTGATACACATACGGGGCACCATATGGTGACCCGTACAACGGAGGACACTGTTCTTCGGAGTGCGATGGAGGTCATGGATGGGGCTGACGCCCTTTTCGATGTGTTCTATCCTTCTTCGGGGTATGTGTCTACGAACCCTTGGCCGCGGTTAGAGGTTCCGCGGGTTGAGGGTGGAGTGCATGAGGGCACGCCACGTCACAAGTATGTGGTGCGTTCTGATACTGAGCAAATACTCGGGTTGCATTCCCATTCATATCCTGAGACAGCAGGGGGTTACCGTTTCATAGCGGAAATCGCAGACACGCTGTTTCCTGAACGAACTGCTGCTTGCACGTTGTTTGGTGCCGGTGAGAAGGTTGCGTTGATTCAGCACCTTGGTTCCCCCATTGACTTGGGGGATGGTGATGTGATTCGGCCTGAAATCATCTGGACTACTTCGTTCAATGGATAAACCATGATATCCTTGTGGAGATGCGTGCAGAAATCCTTGAAAAAGCGATAGGGCGTGCAGAAACTTTGGCAACAATGGCACGGGTTATGAAGAACCAAGAATATGCTAATTCAGAGTTTTTGGAATTGGTAAATGAGTTGGTTCCGAAGAAAGAGGACATGCCTACCCGTGCATACAGGTCAGCATGCGACAAGCATGATGCACTGTGGACGAGATGGTTTGACGAGACGGCAGAGTTTGGACAGTCGAATCGTTGGCTCGCCTACAACGCGGTGCAGGGTGCGGAGCAGCATGTGTTCAACAGCACCGTGAAGGGTCGGGTCCATCGTGACCGGGCACTGGCGAAGGCTATCGACGGTAAGGTTCCGCTTGCTAACCGGGCGCTTACCATCCTGACCCGCCCGCAGCATGCCTGAGCATGTAGTCTCCCGACACACGAGAGAACATGTGCTGTACCTGCATTTGAACGACATTGCCGATATGATGGGCATGCCGGAAGATGCGCCTATAACGGTCAGGCACGTAGACCAAGCGCCGAACAAGCCTGATGAGGTGGTGCGTATCTGTGTGTTGGAATACGTCAACTCCGAAGGTGAGGAGTAAGCAATGGATAACACTATAGAATGTAAGGTATGTGGGCATGTCGCCGGGTTGCATGACACGGAGTATTGCCTGATGTCTGGGTGCGAATGCGAAGCAGGGCCAGCCGGATCAGACAATCAATTTCCATGGCATCTGGACGAGTACGTTGACAAGTTCGGAAGTAGAAGGAAACATGACTGATTTGCCAGAAAATTTAGAGGAAACGATTCGTGCAATGGTTACGGAAGCGGTGCATCAGGATGGGGTATCCCAACATGATGTGCGGCAGATAGCCAGACAGGAATTGCGTTCTCTTTTATTGAGGGCACTTCACATGTCGGAAGCAAAGGAGGTGCCGTATGGGTAGCGATGACAGTGCACCCGGTTTGGACTTTGTGGGGGCACGAACTGAAATCAAAATCGTGCCCTTCGGTTTCCCGATGGGTGCAGGATTGCACACTAAGCGGTGGCTCGTGTTGGAGAATGACCGCACGTTGGAATCGTTTGCAGAATTTATAGATGCCCACACGTTTGCCAACAGGCGGCGTGCAGAGTTGCAGGGCAATGATGAGTAAACATGTTCTTTGCCGTAAGGCAGGGAGGCACCCTTCGGGTGTCTAGTCAACCATATAGGAGAAACAAATGGCTCAGGTATTGGATTCAATGCCGACACATAGGCGTACGGAACAGTATCCGTGGGCGGACTGGTTTGATGGTCTGCCTCGTCTTATTGAGGAAGGCGCAGATTACATTGTGTCAACCGAAGCGTTCCGGTCGTCTGCCTATCAGGCAGCGCGTCGTCATGGAGTGAAGGTTAGTCTGGCGATGATGGACAAGGGAGTTGCCTTGCAGTCATCGCCACGAGACGACCGCTAGTTCCATGCGGCAGTGGCTGCTAACGGTGGGGGGCACGATTGCCTTCCTGTTGGCGGCGCTGCAATGCGGTGAGCGTGTGGAGTCTGTTGGAGTTCCCGTATCGGGGGATTTCATTCAGCAGGCTCCCACGTCCACCCTGTCTTTGAACCGTGAGCAATTAGCGGTATTGGCAGCGTCACCGGCAACGACAACAAGTACTACAGCAACTACAACTACGACCAGTGTGGTGCCGGTACAGGCAACACACGCACGTACGACTACAACCACGACTCTTTGGGTGACGACAGTCACTGTTGAGGCGTTGTACGAGTTGGTTGCACGGGTGTTCCCTTCGGAGGATCACGAGTGGGCGTTTCGGGTCATGCTGTGCGAGTCGTCCAATAGACCGGATGCACTCAATCGGAAATCGGGAACGATGGGGCTGTTCCAGCATCATCCACGGCATTGGGAGGAACGGTCCACGTTGGCTGGTATTCCCGGTGCTGACCCGTATGACCCGGAGTCAAACGTGATAGTTGCGGAGTGGTTGTTGAACGTGGGTGCACATGAGCATCCGCGGGGTCCACAACATTGGGAATGCAAATAACGTTATGTTGCAACATAACGAGATTGGGTACACATGACGAAAGCGCAAGAAATAGAAGCAAGGCTAGCAGCAATAGAGGAAGTTGTATTCTCAGAGGAAGGCGACATCGCTACCATGCTGTACGGTATGTACAGTATAATGTACAAAACTTTGGTAACTCTTGGTGACATGATGCACGACATCGGACACAACTTCCACCAAGCGATGTATGAAATCGGGGAGTGTGTCACCGCTTTGACACCCTCCGAAGAATCAGAGGAAACCGTAGAAACCCACCCGTCATTCAGCGAACCGTCACACCTGCGGCTCGTGGACGACGACCCCATCCCCGACCCGACCGGACCAGCGGTGTAGTCTCACCATGCCATGCCCCCGGAACCCTTGGCGGGTTCCGGGGCATGCCATGCCATGGCCTGTCCCCGACCTGAAGGAACCTGTGCTAACATGATGGACGTGAAGCCCGACCGAATCGTTCTCCGCCAATCGTGGTTGAACACACTCGCCATGTGCCCCGAACGGGCACGCCAAATCTGGACAGGAGCCTGCGTCGAAACTGGCTCGTCCAACACTGTGCTGGGCAGCGCCGTGCACTACGGAATCGAACAATGCTTGCAGGAACAAATCGAAACAGGGTCGCCCCTGCCAGTGGCGGAAACCACAGACGCAGCATTGGGATACTGGGCAGAAGAATCCAAGAACGACATACGGTGGAACCACAAACCCACTGAACCGCCAGTCATCATCCAAAAAAATGTTGACGTGTGGCACAGGGAAGTGTTGCCCGATCTGCGCCCCATCGCAGTCGAACACCAATTTGAACTACCCCTCGTCATTGACCACAAGCCAGAAATTTGGCTCAGGGGAACCATCGACTGCATCCAAGAATTTCCGTTGCCGATTGTGGACTGGAAAAACCCCGGACGTAAACCACACAACGAATGGGAAAAGAAACGATGGTCGGTTCAGGCCGCAGCCTATACGTGGGCTGTCTCCTCTGACCAGCGCAACGGGTTGACAGAACCGTTGCCGTTTGAGTTCGTGTACCTTGTTAAAGGTGAAGTGTACAGAACTGTTGTGAACTTTGGACCAGCGGAGTGGGCTAGTCTGGTTGCGCTGGCCCGCTCCGCCGGTACACTCATAAATGCTGATCTGCCCGTCTGGCCTTTGCGTATGGAAGGATGGCACTGTAGCCCCAAGTGGTGTGCGGCATGGTCTTCATGTCGTGGCAGATTTACGGGGCTTGATCCATGGAAACAACTATAGGAGACACTATGTCAGAATCAACGATTACAGTATTTCGTAGGCAAGTCCTGCAAACAGGTGCCTACGAACCAGCAGAAGCATCGTGTAGCATCACGTTGCCCATCACTGAGGACATCACCCCGAAGGATGCTGAGAAGATGATTGAGGAATGGGGAACCACCCTTGACATCGCCAACTATGAAGCACTGGGTATCGGTTATGAAGTAACCGAACAGGGATTGCGGAGGCTGTCTAAAAGTGTTTCCGGGCATGCAACGTCTGCTCCCATGGCGGAACCAGCGGCGGGGAATACAGCCTCCCCGGACCCCATTATCGGGGGCAGTGCACTGGACACCATCTGGAAGCATCTGATGCAAAACAAGACGGATTGGTGGGACCCGAATTGGCAGAAGAAGCAAGACCCTGACGCCAACTTCAATCGGAACGGTCCCGACTATAAGCGTCGTGGTGACGGCAAGGGACTGTGGCTGACAAAGAAGGACGGGACGAGCCTTGTCCCCAACTGGTTTGTGTGTCCGTTCACGGGCAAGACGGCCACTGAATTGGGAACCATCGGTCAAGAAATTCGGGCATAATGATTGTCCTGCAATCGCAGGATGAGGTGGCCCGTCGCCTCGCTGTCGCCCTAGAGGGCGGCGGCGGGGCGGCAGCCCCCGCCCCAGCGGACATGCCGCGTCGTTTCGCGTTGACCACGGCAGTGGTTGACAACCTGATCGGGTTCATACGTAACCCGGCGGAACGCTGGTACTTGGGGTTCCCTGAAATAGACCTTGCCACACGAGGTATAGGTCGGGGTGAGGTTTTACTGGTTCTTGGACGTAGCCATACAGGCAAGTCGCAAATGTTGCTCAACAGTATTGTCACGAACCTTGTGAATGATCCGGGTGCACATGTTGTCATCTTTGCGATGGATGAGCCACGCGAATTGGTGGCAATGAAATTGTTTTGTTTGTTGCAGGGTCGTTCCTCTACCGAAGTGGAGGAACTTATCAAGCACAACGACAAGGACATTCTTGAACAGTTGGCTCGTGCAGCGAAAGAGGAACTGTCACGTGTCGCTATCGTTGACGAGCCGATTGACTTGCCAACTATGGCAGATGCGATGGATGAAGCACGCGACCTGTGGGGATGCGACCCTTCGTTTTGCATGATCGACTATCTAGAATTGTTGCCCGGTGGCGACGCTGACGCCACCGGCGTGACTTCCAAGGCGCAGGCTGTGAAGCGTTGGGCGAAGCAGCAACGTGTCCCGTTGGCTCTGGTGCATCAGTCAGGTCGTGGCGCTGGTGAACGTGGCCGAGCGGCAGGTATTTCGGCTGGCCGGTACGGGGGTGAGCAGGAAGCCATTTTTGTGATTGAGGTGTACCGGAAGAAAGACAGGTACGACCTGTCGGATTGGGAAACCAAATATCACGACAACAGTATTAACATGAATTTGTGTAAGAACAAACGCACGGCGCGTCTCATCGACCAGACGTACTACCTAGACCCTGAATGTGGGCACGTTCACCCGTACTGGGAGGAGTTGGTTCCCGGTGGATCGTAGTCTCATCGAACGTTTCAGTGTTTTGTTCCGTGGTGGACGCATCGCGTCGGATGATCCGGCGACCGGCACCGGGTTCCGTCCGTTGGAGTCTCCTTCAGGGGAGCATTACCCTGCCTCCGGGGAAGCGTTTCTAAGGGCCGTAGAGGGCCACCTGACCGATCCCCGTAGTCCGATAGGGGTTTACCCTCTCTATGCGCTCTACGAGGCTGATAAGACCCTTACAGGGCATGTGGTGGATTGGGGTTGCATTGACTGGGACGATGGCCTCACAGAATCGTGTATCCATGCCCGCAACGTGCAGGAACTTCTACACCAAATGGGTATCCGGTCATGGGTGGAACGTTCCCGTTCCAAAGGCTATCACTTGTGGGTGTTTTCGGTAGAACCAGAAGCAGCATCGACCGTGAGGGAAGGGCTGATCGCTGCCTGTGAAATTGTGGATGCCCCCACCCGTGAAGTAAACCCCAAACAAACTTCGTTAACGGGGAAGGGATGGGGGAACGGGGTGCGTCTCCCCTATCCGGCAGGACGCGCCGATGGACGCAACGAATGTGTTGAAAACGGGGAGACAACCATCCCGTTGGACAAATTTGTAAACGAAGCATTCAGTGAACGTGTCACTACAGACAAATGGGGGGAACTCCACGCTCTCTACAGGGCACCCGTTCCATTGTTGGACTACCGGCGGGGTGCGAATGCGGGGAGTGGACTACAGTACTTGTCGCTGGCGATACGGGAAACAGGGCCACGGCCTAGCCCGATGAAACCAGCAGGTGACCGTTCAGCCACCTTGTTTTCACTGGCGTGTGCAATGTGGGAAGAAGGACACGACGCAGGACGCATCAACGCGGAACTACAATCTGCCGACAAGGACTGGGGAAACAAGTACGGGCGGCGTCCAGATGGACAAAGTAGACTTGCGTCGATTGTAGACAAGGCATTCCAGAAGGTGTCAACGGGGAAAAGGAAAAAATGATTAAAAGTTTTTCTTTAGAATTCAACGAACGCCCCAAAGCAAAGGCCCGTCCACGAGCCACCAAAACAGGACACGTATACACACCCAAAACGACAGCGGAAGCAGAAGCACGCCTTGCAGCAGCATGGCAAGAAGCAGGCGGTCCCCTCCTAGAAGGCCCGTTGGAAGTGCACCTCGCCTACAGTCCCGACAGTGTAATTATTACCGTGCACCCTTCCCCCCACTCATCGAAAACGTTGACCGGCGATCTGGACAACTACATAAAACTCACCTTGGATGCGCTTAATGGTGTAGCGTGGGCCGACGACCGGCAAGTCGTTCGGTTGATGGCAATGAAAGTAGATCGTCTTGATAACAGTTGACCTTGAACCGTGGGAATACGAATGGGCGTCCCATGTTGGAACCAGACGGTACATAGAAAACTGGGAGAAAGGTGACGCCCGTCACTACGACCGAAACCGGATGGAAGACGACCGCACTGCACAGGTCGCTGCCTGTGTGGGTGAACTCGCTGTGGCCCGTGTCACAAACCAATACTGGTCAGGTCACGTATGGCCCGGAAACCGACACTCAGAAAACAAAGGCCGACCCGACGTAGGGCACAACATTGAAGTCAGGCGGGTACGTACCAGTTCAAACGGGGCCGTTAGACGCAGACAACTTGATAAAGGACTCGTCCTGTTTATTGTGCGTCCAGTAATGCCCGAACTACGTGCCGTGGAGATGCTAGGATGGATCGGCCACGACGAAGCGTGGAATCTAGGTGAGCCTTCCGGGTATGACTCACAAAACACGAGAGTCATCAAAGAAGACTACCTGAAATGTGTAACCACATATGATCGTTATGTTACAACATAACGCTCTGCAACCAAGCAACCCCAAAGAAAAAACTATAATGATTGCTTGGGAACAAATTGGGACACGACCGGGAACTACCGACCGACGCTATAGACGACTGGTGGGTGGAAGCAAACAATGCCGTTCATACACATCGGGACGCCACCGAACTAGAAAAAATGATGCAAGAAGCACCGGGTCAAGAACGCCCGTTGCCATCACTGGAGGCTACAGCAGCCCTCAGAGAAGCCCTCGCTGACGCCATTGAGGAACTGTCCCCCGAGGAACAATTCATCATCGAACGCCTACTGATCGAAGGGTTGTCTCTTCGGCATACAGGATGGATGATGAGCATTCCCAAGACAACACTGGCGCGGATACGCGACAAGGTGAGGGAACGTCTCATGTCGAAAATAGTGGACTATGAACACATCCGCCACTGGATCGAACCCAACCTGAACTAAATCAGGGCTTGTTCACCAGACATTCACGGACAATGCCCATAAGGGCAGTGACCCATACACCAAACACTTCCTGCGCATCCTCTACCCCGTCTATACCGGCATAGAACGCAGCCAACAAATGCTCCGCCTCTTCAAAGTCGAAGACGAGCAGCAACCCAAGCAACCCATCCGGCGACCATTTGGCATGCGTCCCATCCTGTGTATCAAACAAGTGGGCCGTTTCCTGCAAATTTTCGTAAACCTCAGAAGCAATATCGTCGCCCTCAGTGGCAAGGAAATAGGTCCACCGTTTCTCAACATCGCTTCTGTCCACAATTATCCCCGGTTCTTTACAGCAGTCTTCGCGACCGACAGTGCAGCAGCGACACCGGCAACAGCAGCAGCCTTAGCGGACTGCCCAATGTCGCCGCCCTCAACAGTAAAAATGGCGAGGAACGCTTGCGCAAAAGTCCATGCGGCACGTTCCAACCAGTCAGACATCTCTCTCATTTCTTGCGTCCTTTCCGCCGACTACGCCGAGCGTAATCATAGGCGATAGCAGCCGCTTGGTCACGGCCATAACCCTCAGAAACCAGTTTCCCAATGTTCTTAGAAATCGTGGCAGCGTCGCTGCCACGCTTCAAAGGCATGTCAGTACCGAGGCTTAGGGCGCCTCTTCTTACCAGCCATCAGTCACGCAACGCACGCCGTGCGCCACTCTTCGACGGAGAACCGACATGGCCGATCCCTCCACCACGCTTCACAGACGTAACCAAAATCTTGGCAGCCTGCACCAAACGAGGGGTCTTGCCGTCACGCATCACAACCTACTTTCCAAACGGGCGACCACCGTGGGCCGCATTGCCAAGATTGGTGCGGCGCAAATACGCCGCATCCTTCTTTGCTCTTATCGACATGTCGTACGCATTGTCCACAGACACCGAGTCGTACAACTGGTCATCAGGGGACCCAAACGTGTCCTCATACGACCCATAACCTTTGCCCTTCGGCATAACTATCTCCTCACTGGATAAACAAAACAGTGAACGTGGATACGCCCACCACACCATCAACCTTCAACATGCCCTGTGCCCTCTGAAACGCCTTCACTGCCTTAGCAGTCTTACGTCCAAAGACACCATCAACGGGGCCGGGATCAAACCCTCGCGCAGTCAGCGCGCGTTGAACTATCCTGACGGCCTCACCCCGGCTCCGCCGACGGTAAGACAACGGCCTCCGGGCAACCTGTGCCTTAAGGTCTTGTACGTAACGGGCGATGGCGTCCCAATCGACACTAGATGGATTGTGAGGCACATCCAATCCGCTCTCAACCCAATCACCAAGCCACTCACCGGGGCACGTTGTCTTCTTAAACTGACGATGCGTCTTCAACCACAAACCGTCGCCATAACGGTTCTGCGTCTCCGCAATAACCGCCTTAATCGACGCCTTAGCAGCATCCGAAGGCTCAAACTCGCCAAACCCTGTGTAACACACAGACACACTGCGACTATTCCAGCCCTTCGTAGCACCACCACGGAACCATCCACGCCCCTCATAAATAGCGCCATGCTCATCAACCAACCAGTTGTAGGCAATGCCCAGCCAGCCCCGCGTCTCAATATGGTGCCGCTCATAGGCGATCACTGCCGAAACCCCCGAAGGAGGATTCGGCACACCGCCATGATGCACCACAACACCCTTGATTCGGGCAGGAGTCAACGGAGCAAACGGCTTACTCGGAGGTGTAGCCCCCCAAGATTCGCGTGAAATATATTCCATACCTATATGGTTCCTGTGTCCCGCCTACCGGCGCCCAGTCTCAACATCGACAAGGTTGCGTTGCCGCAAAGACTCCTCAATTTGTCTACGCAACAAAGCATTCTCTTGCTGCTGCGGAGTGTTCAACCGCAGGCTGACACCCGCCAAAGTAGACAACAAAGTCTGCAAATATCGCTCCTGATAGCGTTCCTCCGATGGAAGCACCCGACGTAACCGCCCGATGTACGGCAACAAATTGTCGATTAAACCGATGCGAGAATCCTGCATCATCCAATCACCCGCAGAATTCTTCTCAGCGAACCCCAACGAGCCCAAAATAGGCAGCAACCCCGGCACCTGCGACATTGTTGTCGGCACCTTCTGAAACCTTCCCGTATATTTGATACCAGCAAAGACTTGCTTCCCGGCCCAATATTCCACAGGAGCCTTCAACATTGGTGTCAAACCCGAAGCCAACTGCTCCACCGCCCGACCAGCACCCTCCGACGTAGGATCAAACCGCATCAAATCCTGAAACGGCATGTCAGGTACCGAATATGCGACAGCGCCCCCGATGCTGAACGGCAACTGGATGCCAAACGGTTTCAAGAAATAATCCGGCACCATCCCTTCACGTTCCTCGCCGTACTCAAGGTTGCGCTTCAACGAGTTCAACTGGTTGAACCGCCGCGGATATCGGGCAGCGAACTCCATCTGCAACGGCAGATTGTTACGTGTCCACGTATAGAACGGGAAAAGTCTACGTCCAACCCCGCGCTCCCACTTAGACAAGTCGCCATAGTTGAAGTGGAGACGATAAATGGTTTCCAATGCATCGTCCACATTGCCCCCCACACGCAAAGTGTGCAGCCCTGTAGCAACCCGCATCATTTCCTCAGCGAACGTGTTCGCATGACGTACAGACGAATACAGGACAAACCCTGCATCGGCAGGGTTCAAATTGACACGTCGGCCAATCCTTTTACCACCCTTCATGCCGTACACGAAATCTAAACCGGCCTTGCTCAGCAACGCCGAATCGACTGTGGACGCAGCCTGCCCGCCAGCGTGTGCACCAACGTGTAACAAATCGACCAAATCAGAAAGCGTTTGGTCACCGGGGGTCTTATCCAACAACTGCCGTGCACCACGCAACAAGTCGCCGTCCCCCGCACGGTAGGCACGTTGCAACAGTATCCCAGCCCTCCTCGTTTCATTCAATGGGATACCAGCAAACCACATGTTGGTCATACCGCCCATGATGTTACGTGTCACGAAACCGGGCGTAGCAACCATCTGCGCCTTCATCCAGTTGTGGGTCTTGTCGAAGGCCCGCAACAACCCTTCGACCTGCTTCTTGTCGTTCATCTTCTGAGCAGCCAACATTGCTTCTTGGACTTGGCTAGCGAACCGGTCGTCGCCTCCGATACGCCACGCACCCCACGTATGGCGTGCATCCGCGAACAAATCCTTCAACATTTCTACGGTCATGTTGTCGAAATCTATACTGCCGCCGAAAGAATTCAGGTTAAATAATTTCCCGTTGTCGGGACCAAACAAACCAGACGCTGACCTCAAGGCATCAGCCTGTGCCTGCATACTCTCGTCCATTAATTGTAGTTGCAACTGATTCTTTTGAATCAGAATGTCCGTGATGGCCTGCTCATTGTCGATAGCCTCGTTCCATGCACGATCCAAACGTCCAGCGTTGACTTTACGTGCATTCTCAATACGTGCCCTGCGTTTCAGCAACCCCGCACCTTCATCCAGTTCAGATAGTGTTCCGGGGCGCCGACCTATCTGCGTCTTCAAATCATCAATGATCCCATACTGCGCAAACAGCGCCCCCTCCTGTGCCGCCGGGTTGCCCCAAATAGTATCCATACGTTCCAGAAGGCTTCCGAGTTCCACCGTTGGCCGCGGCCCCTCAATGGAAGCAGCAGCACGCCCCAACTGGCTCAACTCGGGACTAATCCCAATCTCAAACCCCGGACCCCGAATCGGGGGTTCGACCAAAGTACGCAGCCAGTCACGCAAAGCGTTCTGATCCCCAAACACCTCAGCACCATTAACATTCAACTGTGCCAACGTCGCAGCCAAACGCTCCTCAACAGTCGAATAGTTATCCAACACGCTTTGCAAATACTGATGATTCAACACACGTTCCAACTCGTCAAACATGTTCATAACGGCGCTGAAATCATCCGGCGTCAACGTTGCACGAGACGCCACATCCGTCCGAATAGGATGCAACACCGTAGTATCCATGCGCCCCACCCCAGCCTCATCGCCAGTAAGTCTCAAACGGTTACTGCGCGGCACACGACCCATCAACCCCGAACGCTGCGCATCAAAATACACCGTTTCACCCAACCAACGTTCCATAATCCTAGACAGTTCCGCACCATCCTCCGGCGACAAACGACCCGCAACATGCACCGTAGGCCGCACACCCGAAATGCTTACATCAACCGAGACTGTAGGCTCAATGCGTTCCCCCGTGCGTCGAAAAACGTCATCGCTGAATGCTTTCAAGTCATCCAACACGCTCGCGATGCGAGCCTTATTTGGATGAGCCGACTGCTTTAACGACTGCTGCATCTTCCAACTGGTCGAACCACGCATCCGGTTCGTACCCCACGCAGCAGGAGGCGTATACTCCGTCCCAAACAAGGGCAAGTCTAGTAATGCGTCCTCATCGCCAATAAGGTGCCGGGGACCTGTCGCTGGAGAATGAAAGATTCTTCGCCCATCGACAGACTCAGGATTAAATAAACGGTCAAACTGTAGCGCAAAACGATTCATCGCCTGCGTCGGAGGGAAAACACTCCCAGCGCCCGCAGCCAAAGCAGCATCCATAACCTTGACAAGAGCCTGCACAGACCGATCATGCGACATAGCAGACCCAATGTTGTTTCGCAACACAGGCAACACTGCACCCTCAATGTATTTCAACGTTTCTTCAAGTTCCGTAGACAAACGCCCCATACCGTCAAAGGCGGCACTTATCGCCTGCTCCCCCGGAGTCCCCACATATGCCGCGATCATTTGTTCCCTCAGCCGGTTGACACGTTGAGTGGCTTCAGCCAACACCGTGTAACGTGCCAAAATCTTGTCCAATTCATCAACGATGGGCAACAGTTCCCGAACAGCATCAATGGT